TAATACAAATTGAATTTCATTGACTATATCATTTAAATTTGGAGTAATTTTAACACTATTAACAGCAACGTGTCCAGTAACAAAAGTATCTTGAGTACTTAAACCACCTTTCACAACCAAACCGCCAGCTGTACTACTAGCAATTGTAGTGTCATTAATAACCACTTGATTTTGGAAAATTTGTGCTTCTGGATTATATGACATTTACGTCTTTTATTTTATATAAATAACAAACAAAATAAAATTCATAAATTTTATTTTTAATTCCTAACGCACTTAATTTCTAAATAAACTTTAATTACATTAAAATTATAAATTTATTTTTAATTCTTATTATAATAATAATATAAAACATGGAGAAATTTAATACTCCTACCGGAAAAAGAGCTATTTATTATCATACTAATTGGAGTTGTTATTCGAGAAATTATCAAGTTAAGGATATTCCTTCAGATGTTATTGATATTGCTTATGCATTTTTTAATATTGATAAAACAGGAAAAGTTTTTTCTGGTGATTCATGGGCAGATTTTGATAAAAGATATATCGGAGAAGATTCTGTGTCACCTCCAGATTCCTGGAATGATAATAATCGATTTTATGGCAATATAGGCCAATTTAAAAAATTATTAGATAACGGACGAAAATTAAATATCCAGTTAAGTATAGGTGGTTGGACTTGGTCTAAACATTTTTCTACAGCTTTTTCATCACCCATTGGAAGAACAAACTTTGTTACATCTTTAATAGATATTTTTAATAAATATAATGTTTTTAATGGCGTAAGTATAGATTGGGAATATTTATCTGATAATGGTATAAATTACGGAGATTTGTCAAATTCTTTTAGTAAAGACGACGGTGAAAATTTTGTTTTGTTATTACAAGAATTAAAAAACTCTTTAATTAAAAATAATATGTCTCATTATACTATTTCATTTTGTTGTACAGCTGCACCAGAAAAAGCAAATTTTCCAATAGAAAAAATCAACCCTCTTATAAATGAATTGCATATAATGAGTTATGATTTTGCAGATGGAAATTGGGGAGATAAAATAACTCGTCACCATACAAACCCAAGAAAATCATCTTATGGGAAATGGTCGTGCGAAGAAGCTGCAGAGTTTTATATATCTAAAGGCGTTCCAAGTACAAAAATATTTATAGGCGGTGCATTTTATAGCAGAGGATTTTCAAATACTAATGGGTTAGGAACTAACGCATCTGGAGGCTCTTCAGATATCTCTTGGGAAAAAGGCATAGTTGATTATAAAGATTTACCTAAAAAAGGATCTATTGAATATTTTGACTCAGAAGCTAAAGCAGCATATTCTTATGATTCATCAAATAAAATTTTCAATTCATATGATAATAAAGATTCATTAATAGAAAAATGTAAAATTATTTATGAAAAAAATCTTGGTGGAATAATAATTTGGGAAAATTCATCAGATTTTCCATATAATCATGAACGATCTTTGACAAAAGTTTTAACAAAAAATTTAACTCATGGAAAACCAGAAAATATAGTACTTCCTGAAATTGAAATTCAAGATTCTCAACAGTTACCTCAAATGGAACAGTTACCTCAAACATCAAAATTTTCAGAATGGGAATGTGATAAACAATATAAAGTAAATGATATAGTTTTATATAATAAAAAATTTTATCAATGTAGAATCTCTCATACTTCTATAAAACAATGGATACCTAATTTGGCACCCGCTTTATGGAAAAATATTGAAAATACTTTAATTCCACAAATTACAGAATCAGAAGAAATAATACAAGAAATTCAAGATTCATATCAAGAAGAAAATAATGATACTGCTTCACAAATAGAAAACGTATTTAAAAAATTAAAAATATCTTTTGAAATTAATTTAAAAGACAAAACTGTAAATAATACAAAATTAGATTTTAATTAGTCCATATCATAAATCTTAAATTTATCTAAAATATTAAATAAATTTATTGAAATTAATTAAACTCTAGACAAATCAAAAACAAGTCTTATTAGAGCAAATACAAAATTTTGTATCATATATCTGTTTTTATTCATTCTACTTAAATAATTATGTGCTTTTCTTATTTTATTACCATTTTCTAATAACTTTTTAATTTGATTATTTATAGTTTCGTCGGAATCATTGTCATAATATAATGGATATTCTTCTCCTAACATTTCTATAATAGCAGGATGTTTATTTACTATTATAGGTGTATTTCTTACAATACATTCTATAACAGTATTTACCGCTGATGCATCAACCAGATTTATAAATATAATATTTTCTTCTAATAATTTATCATATTCTTCATTATTTGTATATTCTAAAATATCCACTGTTTTTATTTTTGTTAAAATATCTTCATAAAAATGTTTATACCAATTATTTGTAATTTTTTTGTCACTTATAACATTATCGCATGATACATTACATGAAATCATTTGTAAACTCGATGATACATTTCCAACATTACTTATATTCCCTAAATCCTTTTCTGTTATTTTTGAAAAGTTCTTTTGTGTTATTAACGCATTAAATAAATTTTCAGAAAAATCATTAAAAGGATAGTAATTATTCATATTTTTCCCCTTTAATGCTACTTTTCTTAATTTAAAATCGTGTTGTGTAATGTTTATAATACCGTTTCTAAATGATGTTTGTGGTATTGTTAAATTATAAAAACTATATATATTTCTTACCCATCCTCCAACATGTATTAATTTTTTATCTTTATTTTCTAAAAATTTATTTAATGTAAATTTATTCACATTGTGATCCGTAGGATGTGTCATATATACTACTTTTATATCATGAAAATTAAGCTTATTCAATTCGTCTTTTAATTTTAAAGCCAAATATTTAGATAATACAATTAACGCTTTACAATAATGTAAACTTTCCAAAAATTCACTTGTTTCTAATAATTTATGACAATTAAAATCACTAAATGATGTGTCAAATGTATGATGAATAACCCCAATCCAATTCTTTTTATACGGAATCAATTTTAAAGCTTTATTAACTTCTTTATTCCAATGAAATGTTCTATCTATATACAAATCAAATAATAAATTACTTTTATCATTGTGTAAATATTTTATATTTTCATATACATATTGCCATCCAGATCTATGACAACCAGAATAATCTTCTTGATCTACAAATCCTATGTCAAATATTCCATGTGAATTTGATAATAACTTATTTACCTTGTGTACATTCTCTTCATTTTGATATATCCATTTCCATTCTTGAAAATAATTATAATTTATATTAAACATTTTTTCTTTTAATCCATAATTATATTTAGATATAATACACCCATTCGTTAAATTATATGATACAATACTTACAATTATATCTTTTAAATATTCATCATTAATTTTTCTAAAATCATCATATTTATATAATTTAGCAAATTCTTGTACCGAATTGTAAATATCAATTATTTTTTCATCTATTTCTGAAATTACTGAATTATTTCTATCCTTTATTTTTGTCAAAATAATATCTTTTAATGTGTCATAATTATTATTATATTCTTTTCCAAATATATTTAAATTTATATATTCTAATTTTTGTTTTAAAGTTCTAAAAGTCAAATCATTATTAGAATATACATTCGTCATTGATGATAACATAGTCATAAATCTATTTATTAATATATTTAAATTTAAAGATTTTGGTAAATCTTTAGAATCTGTATCTAATTCATAACCATACATCCAATCTATATCAACTAATAAATTTCTAATTTTTCTCGTTGTAAATATTGGGAAAAATAGCACATTTTTATATATTGAAAATAAACATGCATGAAAACGCATAGGAACATTTATATCTATCAAATTAAATAATAATAGTATTTGATCAACCGTTAATTCAAAATTAATATTTGTTAAATGTGTTTTATATCTATCTGAAGACCATGTTGATTTCTTATATTTTTCAATTATATCATTATGTATTAAAATATCATTCTCGTTTGGATTATTTTCATTTGTGTTAAATGGGATAAATACAACATGATAATCAAAATTTGTTAAGAATTTTATAAATTGTGTAAAATTATTTATTATACTTTCGTAATTTTTGGATTTACATATATGTCTATTCAATGATAAACATACTATTTTCTTTTTTGAATTTTTTATTTTTCTCATTTTATCATAAATTATCGTAAACGATGATATATTTGACAAAGATGTTGTACTTGACAAAGATGTGATTGTTGAAATTGATGATTTTCTTGAAAATGACGATTCATTTATATTTTTTTTATATTTTATTGTATTTTCTAATGGTTTTGGTATATCCAATACTAATTCAAATGAAATATCTGGCAAATACATGATTCTATGTGGATGAAAATATTTTTGAAATAAATCCAAATCTTGTTTTGTTCTTAAAAAAATATAATCGATTATATTAAGTTTACTTGTTTCTGTCAAAACAGATTTATAAGGTAATCCAACTGAAATTGCAATAATTTTATTTGTTGTTCCTTGGAATTTAGCAATAATTTTATCTAAAAAATATTCATTTAATATATCTCCACCTCCAAGTATAATAATATCATCTTCATGAAATTCTATATTATTGATTTTATCACAATCATGAAAATCCAACTTATATATTATATCTGAATTTCTAAATAATTTTAAAAATAATGACTCAAATGATAGTTTATATTGTTCGTCTCCTATATTTTTATGTTCGTAATATCCTATAATTTGCAAATTTAACATATGTGTTTATTTTTATTTTTTATTTAATAATTCAAATTTTTTAGATTTTAAATTAATTTTTAATATTTTAATTTAACGTATTTTTAAAAGAAATTGAAGAAATTTAAAATCTAAATTTATTTATATAGTAATTTCTAAATTATGGAATCTATTATTAAAGCAAATGGCAGTGATAGATATACTATTTTTCCGATTAAATATCATAATTTATGGAAGTTTTATAAAGACCATATTGCTACATTTTGGACAGTAGAAGAAATTAGATTGTCAGACGATCTTGTTGATTGGAATAATAAATTAAACGATAACGAACGCTATTTTTTAAAAAATATTTTAGCTTTTTTTGCATCAAGCGATGGTATTGTTAATGAAAATTTAGTTTTGAATTTTTATAATGAAGTTCAACTTCCCGAGGCAAGAAATTTTTATACTATTCAAATGATGATAGAATCCATACATTCAGAAACATATTCTGTTTTAATAGATACATACGTATCTGATACCAACGAAAAAAATAATTTGTTTAATGCTATGGAAACGATTCCAGCAGTGAAAAAGAAAGCAGATTGGGCAATTAAGTGGATTGAAGAAGGAAGTGCTTTACAAGAAATGATACCAAAAAAATATATGAAATCTTTTAAATTTTTATCTAAATTTGAGGAGTATACTACAGAAATTCAAGAAGCTCTTCGATTTTTAACACGTGAAAGACCAAGTTTTGCACAACGTCTTCTTGCTTATGTTTGTGTTGAAGGTATTTTCTTTTCAGGGTCTTTTTGTGCTATCTATTGGTTAAAAAATAGAGGACTTATGCCTGGTCTTTCAACAGCTAATCAATTTATTTCAAGAGACGAGAACCTCCACGCAGAGTTTGCAATTGAGCTCTATAAAATGCTTGAAAATCGTTTAGATGAACAAATTGTGCACTCTATTTTCAAGGAAGCTGTCGAAATTGAAAAAGAATTTATAACAGAATCACTTCCAGTATCATTAATCGGTATGAATTGTAATTTAATGACTCAATATATTGAATATACAGCTGATAGATGGTTAATTTTACTTGGATATTCAAAAATTTATAATACACAAAATCCGTTTGGATTTATGGAATTGATTTCTGTTAATGAAAAAGTATCATTTTTTGAATGCGTTAATAGTAATTATATGAAATCCAATGTTGGTGCGTCAGAAGAAGATCGTAAAATATCGTTTGATTCTGACGATTTTTAATTTATAATTTGTTTTTAATTTTAAATATTTAACAAAATTAAAAATATTAAAAAAATGAAAAAAAGTCTATATTAAAAATTTTAACTAAATGACTTCACCTGAGATTTCATATTTAGAATCTATATGGAACGATTTTGATAAAATAACTAATAACAAAAAGGAAAATGAAACGACTACTATAATACATCAATGTAAAAATTGTAAAAGTAAGAATATTAATTTTAATGAAAGTGAATTTTTATGCAATGATTGTGGTCTTGTTAATAATCAAATATTTTCATCAACTGTTTTTTTAAATAGTGAAGTTAAATTTTCAAAACCAGTTTTAAATACACAGTTTTCAAAAATACAAAAAATGCAGGAATGGTTTATGTGGACAAATGATGAAAAAAACTCATATAAATTATCGAATTATACAAAAGATCTATGTTCTAAATTACATATACCAGAAATGCTTATTCCTATCATTTGTAATATTGTAAATAATGTAATTAATACAATTAAACAATATGAAGGCACAAAAAGAGCACGTGTAAAAGATGGTATTATATTAAGTTGTATAGAATATGTAGGGAATGATAATAATATTAATATTTCTGCTTGTGAATTAGCTAAAAAAATTAATTTAGATATAAAATACGTAACGAGAGCAGAACGTTTAATTTTAGAATTAATAAATAATCAAAAATTGCATCTTAAAAAAAATACAATTTTAAATGTAAAGACACCAATTGAATATATACTTTCTGTGATAAATAAAAATAAATTAGAAATTCCACATATTCTCATTAAAAAATTAAAAGCTTTAATAAAATTTTGCGAAATAAATGATATATTAATAGATCATACTCCTTTATCTATAGGCGTATGTTGTTTTTATTATATATTAAAAACAAATAATATAGAAATAGATATAAAAATTTTTGCAGAAATATATGATTTGTCTATTGTTACTATCCTTAAAACATTTAATAAATTAAATACTCATTCAAATGTTATAGAAAAATATCTATCTAGAATTAACTAATATTAATTATAAAATACATAAAATTAAAATCTTTATAATTAATATAAAATGCACCAAAAATCAAAATCAAAATCGCTGGTAAGAATACCCGTTACAAAAGGTTTGTTAGAAGGCACGCAACAGTTGCCAGTTTTATTTATATTTGTTTATAATTTTTAAACAAATATAAATTGAATTTAAATATCACCAAAGTTTAGTTATTCTATGATTAATGAAAAAAAAGAAAAAACTTT